TTGTAAAGCCTGTCTGTGTGATTGCTGCGAGTGACATCTGTTGTGCCGAGGTCATACAGAATATTCTGCGCAAGGCTTCTGTCAGCATCTAGCGTACCTTCCCATTCTAATTTAGTGCCCTGTGCCCAACGACTCTGTGACTGCATATCTAGCTCATCACCGGTATTTAAGATGAGGTCAAACTTCTCACGCTTTACTAATTTGATAAGATTCTTAACTGCTTGCTCATGGTGATAGGGGATCTGTAGATCCGAGATGACCAGATAGCGTTTCTTAATCATCGTCCTCATCTTCATAATCGCCTAGCCTCTCGGCGGGGATTTCATCTGGCAAGATCCAACGAGGATAAGAAGACGGCTCAATAATAATAGCCAAGGCTAAATCATCGGCAAAGCCTGCCCTGATTAGCGATCTATAGTATTCATAGACGCCAATGCAATAAGCATCGAGGGCTGTGTAGCCCTGCTCCTCTAGCTGCTTTGTTGCTTTTCTTGCCATAGCACAATGCTACCTGTCAAGCAAGATGTTATAGATCTCATCGACCCGCGAGTTTAGTCTTTTAATCTCTGATAGCAGATGAGTAATGACATAACCAGCAAGACCACCAATGACCCCAAGGGTAGCCAGATAGAATGTAAAAAAGTCACTCTGTGTCACTTCTTCAAACCAAGTGCGCTGTCGTTAGCGTTGAGGTAACGCAAGATTGGTGGAATGATAGATGCAACACCGGCTGCAATAAGTGCCTTGGGATCTGTGACCCCTGCTGCATACATTGAGATTGCTGCTACTAGAAAAGCTCTCGCCCATGATCCTGCTGCTGTCTTTAGTTCATTCATTAGATGCTCCTAACATAGGTACTTGAAAAAAAGCCCCAGCATCGTCAGCTTCTTGCGTAAACGAGATGTGGCAGTGATGTGTGTGTTTGTTAGCCCCTGTGTACTCTCGCCATGCCCAACTTTTTTTAGAGGAGGCGATACGACCATCAAAGATAATGTAGGTAATGCGCTTTTCTCTTTTAGACTTGCATAAGAGACGAATTTGATCTGCAATATCTGGCATAAGGTCTGGCTTGGACTTACCACTGACATCACGATCAACATCGATGGCACGAACCCAGCCCTCAGCATCGGGATTATGATCGCTAGGGCGACTTGCGTGTCTCGAATCACCGATCCAGCCATCGCTACTGCGATCACGACTTGGGAATGTGTCATCAAACTGCTCGCGTAGTTGCTTAGCAGCTTTACTTAATTGTGGCTTCACAGTCCAAGCGCAGCCTTTAAGTCATCGACTGATAATCCAGCTGCTGCTAACTTATCAGCAACACTAGGCTCAGTAAATTGTGCTACATGAGCAGCAATCGCTGCTTCTAATTGTGCCTCTGTTACATCTGAGTTTTCTGATGGCAGAATCAGTTTTTTACTTGCATCATTGAGATCAGCAATTAAACCTTTGCCGCCTAGTTCTGCATCTAATTGAGACAGATTAATTTCTTTATTTGTAATTGCCATGTTATGACCCCAAATCTACTACTGAAATAATGCGATTAGTAAAGGTTATGCTGTCTCCGTTTGTGCGATAGCGGGTTGAAAATGTATTACTGCCAGCAGTCAAGCCTGTGACTAAGAAAGTGCCATTTTGGACGGGCTGAAAATTAGCGTTTGTACCAAAAAAATTGTAACCGACGGCGAATTGGTCACTTGCAGCTACTGTTGTTGAACCTGAAATTGCAAAACCCATAAAGGCTGTGGTGTTTGTCGCTGCGCCATTAGCCATACGACTACCAATGCTTACTAATGCTTTTGTTCCTGTTGTTACTGTTACAGCCAATGCCGTTGTCAAAGCGACAAAAGAGGTTGAAGTTGTTGCTTCGCCTGTTGCCACAGTTGCTGAGGAGGTATTAAATGAAGCTGTGGCACTTTGCACAGTATCAAAGAATAAAGCAGCACTCGTCGTATTAAAGTAAAGTTGGCCGCCCTCATATTGGCTAAGGGCTAGTGATCCTGCTGTGTTTACTGTTGCTGTACCTGCCGTTACTGTGCAGACTCCAGCACCAATATTCTGAATTTGTACAGAATCACCAGCTGCAAAGAGTGCTGTATTGACTGTGATGGTTGTAGCACTGGCACTGTTCATTTGTACAACTGTGCCAGCATCTGCTGCTACTAAGGTATAACTAGCAGTCTTTGCTGTAGTCGAACCTCCGCCCATAGCAGTCTGCTGTAGGCTGGTCATTTGTGCAGCACTTAGCACTTGACCAGTTGTGAAGGTCTGTTTAGCCATTGTCTTTTATCTCCTTAGTAACTTAAAACGCTAGTGTCTAGAATACCGTATAATGCCGAATCCAAGATGAACCCATCGATGATCGGTTCAGCTGTGCCTAACCTAGTTTTCCAGGAGTTAGGCGTAATCGAGTGAGATATGTTAAATACCTGCACTGTCTTGGATAAGGTCGTGTTGTTAGGCTGTGTGGTTGTTACGCTGATTGGGCTAAAGAAGTCAAGCAATAAACCAGCCACAGTGCCAGCAGTGTAATTATCCTGCTGTAGATCCAAAGTAAGTTCATCAACTCGGCTAGATGTGTCCTTGCGAGAAGCGATAAAGGCTTGCGCATAATCTAGGGCTACGGCATCGGTCTGCATGAGCAGTCCAGATTGGTTATAGCTGTGAGTAAAGAACTCGGCGATAGAAGCTGCATCTGAGACAGTCTGGACTGTGCCACCTGTGCGAGTGACAGTGGCAAGGTTATAGACCTGCGTATCGTCAAAGACCCACTTAACATCAAAGTAGCCAATGGCAGTGCCATCATCCTTAAAGATTACTGGAGTGCCTGCAACGGATGAGACAGTTAAGTCACGATCTTGGAAAGTTAGACGCCCTGAATGATCCATGTAGATTGCGCCATACTCAGTTGTAGCAACAGTCTGCAAGGCTTGTAATGCTGTGCGCTGTGTGGCTGGATCTGCCTGAACTGTTGTAAGTCCTGTGTCTATATCTCGCAGGGTAGTAGGCCAACCAATAGTGTCTAGGATCTTGCCAATGCGAGTGCCTGTAGTCTCACCTGCAACAGCCCCAGTAACTCCAAAGAATTGTGCATTCTGGAATAGACGAAAACCATCCACAGCTGTGATAGTTGTGAACACAATATCGCCATTAAACTTAGGCGTAGAAGTGTTATAGCCTGTTATGTATCCTGCAAAGATTGGGTAAGTTACTGAGTCGTAGGTTGCAGTAATAGTCATCTTGCGCATTGGGTTTAAGTAAGAAAAGAAAGGTGAGCTACTATTCTGGGGATTGAAATTGCCTGTCTGGTCTAATAGACGAATCGAAGCTGTGCCTGTCTGAAATTGCTCCGATGAGATATTGCGTCCTCGATTAGTATTGACGCTATCTAAAAGGTTTGATACATCTACTACAAGGCTTGTTGATGAGTCAGATAGTACATCTCCACCATCTAGGCTAGAAGTATCTAGGACAAAAGGGAAGCCAAAACTTGCTCCAGTAGAGAAGTCAATAATTACATTAACGACTGGTCTTGTCATAGTGACCCAGCGTAAGTAAGTAAGTCACCGCGCTTGTTAAGACTTATGACAGCATCTTGAATTATGGTTGTTAGTTCATCTGGATTAGCAATAGTGCCTGCATTTACATTGACTACAATAGTTGTGCCTTTACTGCCTGAACTGCCAGCTGAAAACATGCCTACCTTTTCTGGGTCAAAAAAGTCATAACCTCCACCTTGATTAGGTCGTTGGCCGAAAGCATAAATGCTAGGAATCAAGACAGGCGATGATCCTGGGACAGCAGTAGGACTCTTATTAGGATCCCCTAAAATAGGAGCAGCGTGAGTTGCCATAGTGTTACCTGTGCCAGCTCCAATGAGACCTAACAACCTTATAGCTTCATTGAGGTTAGCTAGGTTAATTAAATCCTTAGGAAGAATGCCTTTAAGGATTGACTCGATCTCGGTCAGTTTAATCTTTTGACCAGTAAGTACGCCAAGAATGTTAAGGTCTGCATTAAGTTTATTAGTTGCAGCAGTAATTGCTTTGACATTCCCAGTTGCGATTGCTTCCTCTAAGGCAAGAATAGATTGCTTAATCTCTAGGCGAGCAAGATCGTTGGTAATCTGGAGCAGTTGTGCTTGGCTAGTAATTTTGCCCAGTTGCTCAGCCTGATTCTTCTCAGCTGCTGCAAGGGAGATCTTTTCCATGTCAAAGATATTTTCACCCTTACCAAGGACAAGGTTAGCCTTATCGATTGCAAGTTTCAACTGCTTAGCTTTAAGTTGCTTTAATTCTTCTTCTGTGAGTTTCTTGCCATTTTTAAGAGTTGAAGCAGAGTACTTAGCTTGTAATTCTGCTAAGTGTGCCAGCCCTGCTGCTGTGCTGTCACCACTAACGCCTTTGTTAACAAAATCAAATATACCGCTTAAAGCCCCTACACTTGTAAACTTAAATAGTTTTTCTAAATCAAAAATTGCACCAGTTAAACCTTTAGGTAATTTAAATATTGGACCGCCTGTTTTAGCCAGTAAATCAGGAATGCTTTTAAGTTGTTCTAGCAGTATACCTATAGCCTGAATAGACTTAGATATTTCAGTAGCAAAATCCTCAATGTCTGTAGTTAAACTGTTAATTGATTGATCTTTGCCTAAACCTTGAAGGGCAGCAATTAAACCAGTTCCAATAATTTCAGAAGCGTTATTTGAGGCAACGGCTAATTTGTCAATAGATCCTTTAAAAGAGTCTGCTTGTCGTTGAGCCTGACCAGCAAAAAGATCAGTAAGTTTTGCAGTAATGTCTGCAAAGTTACCTGTTTTAAGTTCGGCTTTAGTTAAGCCAACACCTAAGCGACCTAGACCCTGCACATTACCTAAAAAGGCCTTTTGTAATCCCTGTGTAACAGTAGTTAAATCTTTACCTGTGCCTGCTGAGATGTCTAAGGCAAGGCCTAGTAATTTTTGGGACTCAGAAACTGATCCAGTTGCTCTAAGCAACCTGTCCATGGCAGGGCGCAACTCGTCATCAACAATCCCTGTTTGACGCTCTAAGTTACTTATAAATCCATTAACGGCCTCAGCAGTGTTGCCAGTCTCTAGGCCAAGGTTTTTTAGTGTTTGAGCTAATGATGCTTGAGCTGCTTGATCTTCAGCAGCAGCCTTTATAGATTTTTTGGCATAAGCAAGGACAGCAGCACCACTAAATGTTAAACCTAAAGTTTTGCCTAAACTTTTAACACTTTTATTCAATTTATCTGTTGAGGTCTCAGCACTCTTAAAGGCATTTTTACCAGTAAACTCCGCTAAAATATCAATAACTATATTACTCATGCTGCTCCCTTTACTGCACCAGATGCAATGCGAGCCTTAAATGCTTTGTCTGTCTTATCAATGGCATCAAAGATAGCCTTGAGTTGCTTGCCCTCATCCTGTGCCCATGCACGATAGATCACGCGACCACGCATGTCTTGACCGGACTTCTTGCTGCCATACAATGCACCTTGCTGCACAAAGCGAGCACCGGCATTAGGATTGTTAGATCTACTTTCTCCAGATCCGTTAGGGTTTAGTCTGCCGGCCTTTTCATAGATTGTGCCAGCTGCTGAAGTGTTCTTAATTCTAAACAGGGATCTAAATCCTCTAGAGTTAGGCTTGCCATAACCAGTACGATAAACAATGCCGCGCCTAATTATTGCAGCATCATAACGCGGGAACGGGCGTACCCTGCCAGAAGTGTTAAATGCTTTAGGCTCAGTTTTAGAACGGCGATCCCAATTATACAAACCACCTGGAGCAGAACTAGGAACAAAGCCTCTAGCATCTTTCTGGATGACCTTTAATGACTTGGTAATCTCAGCTGTTAATTCTTTAGCAAGATCCGGTGCATAGGCGTTGAGAGCCTTACGAAGTGCGATAACGCCCCTTACTTCTACTGGCATCGCTCACCTCTTTCGCTTCATCCTTTAGACCTTGTACCAGAGCATCTAGCATGGTCTTATCTAGTTCTAACAGTTGCTGTGGCGCGATAGCCAACCTAATGCTCAAGCGAGCAATAAGGTAGGTAAATGGCTGATCGCGCTTTAAGCTAAAGGGTCAGAGTCTTCGACAGAAACCGATTTAAGGGTTTCTATGTACTCCAAACCAAAAGGCTTAACAGTTTCACCTGATCTGCGTGTTACTTCCCAAGCGAGCCAATAGACATGACTTTGTAGTTCCTGATCCCTGAACGCCTTATGAAAACCCATTTTAGCGTACTGCTCAAACGCGTACTCCACTGCTGGAGTAATCTCGCCTTCTAGTACGCTTCCATCTTGTCGAACGATCTTTAACTTTGCCATGTCTTTGCCCCTTAGTTAGTTTTTATGATGTTGTTATTGCGATTGTGCCGTTTACATTAAATGTACAGCTTTGCATGGATAGATCAGCGACAGAACCATTTACATCTGTGGTGCCGTTGATCAAGCATGTCATTGTGTAGAGAGGGTTGGTTGCAGATGTAGCAGCTGATGTCTGCTTTACTGTGATTGTGGTTGATGTTCCCCACACAGCTTGTAGAGTCTGTAGAAGCTCTGAAGATGCTGTGTCGTTTAGGAAGTCAATAGTAAGAGATGATGCTTCTAGACCCTTAACAAACTTATGG